CACGCGCCGCGGAATGCCCTGCCGCTCCAGCGCGTCGAGATCCAGCGCGTGACGGACAGGGACGAACAGCCCGCTGGGCAACTGCTCGAATCCGCTATTTGCCAGCATCAGAGCTTGAAAATCTTGTTGGCTGTTTCGGCCCAGGCGATGTTGACCGTCTGCCCCGCGCCGGGCGTGAACGGCAGACCAGTCGCGGAATCGATATACGCGATCACGCGCGCGGTCGCATCCGAACCGGTGTGCTTGAACACGGCCAAGGCATTGCAGGCCGAGGCCGCAGTCGCCACCAATGACGTGTCCGCCGCATCCGCAATACCGTTGGTGACCGTCTTGGTGCCGAGCGCGGCCGAGCGCCCGTTGTCGTTCGTTCCCGGTGTGAGATCGGCGACGAACTTATCGGCAGCGTCAAACGTATAAGTCGATTTCACCAGCATCACGCGGATGTCGTCGGTGTCCCAGTCGATGGTGCCGTCGAGGAAACCCTCGCGGCCGGGGTCAAATAGTGCGCTCATGCGGAATCCTTCAGATTGTCGACTTTCATCACGCCGATGAGAGTCCCTTGCTTGTCATACACCGGCTTTGATGGTTTCTCTGCGATGGCCGTCGAGCGATTCGTCGCCGCCGCCATCTGGCGCAATCCTTCTGCGGTGTCGCGCTGCGCCTGGATGACCGCGCCCGCCTGCTTCTCCTGCTGACCGACGAGCATCTTCGTGGTTTCGCGCGTCGCTTCTATGGCGTCCTTGACAGTGGCATTTCCTTTACCGACTGCCGCAGCCAACGTGCTGATCGCGACTGCGGTCTGCTTGTTCGCCTCGGCGGCCTTGATGCCGGAGTCGGCTACGCTGCGCGTCACATCCTGCAGGCCGGCTAACAATGCCGAATCCTCCCGTTTCACCGTGTGCAGCATGGCTTCCGGCAAATGAATGTGGACTGCGCCGGCATTCTTCTCCTCGCCGTCCTGTTGCTCCGGCTTTTCGCCCTTGTCCTTTGACTCATCTCCCTCCCCCGCCGGGGAGGAGGGCTGGGGAGAGGGTGACTTCGGCAACAGATCCCGCTCTTTCTGCATCGCGTGTTCGCGCCCGCGCTGCTCGACCTTCTTCTCGAACCGGCCGCCGTCGTATTGCGCGATCTCTTCGTCCAGCGTGGTGAGGCCGATCTCGATGCGGGTCTTGATCGCTTCGCCTTCGTCCTTCGGGTTGAGCATCCCCGGGCCGTCGCCGTGCCAGGCCGCGCCGCAGTAAGCGGCGCGATACGCCGGATCGGCGAAGAAACCCGGCGCCGAGATCCGGCCCATCGCGACCGCTTCTTCCAGCCAAGCCTCGTACACCGGCTGGCAGAACGATTCAGCCAGCCAGGCGCGGCGCTTGCGGAAGAACTTCCAGGCCTCGAGCAGCGCCGCGCGCGCGGCGGAGTAGCTCGCAGTGAAGTGCTTGACCAGGACCTCGAACGGGATCTCCAGCGCCACGCCCACCTGGCGCAGCAGCGCCTGCACGAACGGGTCGAACGAAGTGTTCGGCCGCGTCGAACTCATCGACGTGACCGACTCGTTCACGCCTAGATCCACGGTAAGCCCCGGGGTGAGCGTGCCGTCCCAACCGCTCGCCGCCTGGTCGCCGCTGGTGCCAGGCGTCACACCTTCGACCGCGCTTTCCAGCGGGCTCGGCCCGTTGGAATCGCTCTTGAATACGATGGCGATCATGCTGCTGAGGACAGCCGCGAACACTTCCGACTCGGTGTAGCGCGACAGCTGCTTCAGGATCTCGACAACAGGAGACAGGTACGGCACTCCCCTGGTCTGCCCGATGCGCAGCTTCGTGTACAGGTGCAGCACGTTGCGCCGTCCGGTGCGGGTGCCGAAGGCTTCATACGCCGTCCACGCGCGCACGGCGCCGTCGATATCGCCAGGATGCCGGTTCAGCACGTGGTAACGCAGCGGCGCGCCGGCCTCGTCCATCTCCACGCCGCCGGCCATCGTGCGCGTGTCGCGCTTGCCGTCCTTGTTGGTGACGCGGTCGGCCTCGATCAGCTGCACGCGCAGATCGTAGATCGCGCCCTTGCGCGGGATGAACGGCAGCAGCGCGAAGCAGTCGCCGTTCTCCAGCGCCGAGCGGAACGCCAGGTCCTGCAGACCGTAGAAGCTCTGCGTCCGGGTGGCGTCGCACCAGGTCGATTCCGCCCACAGCGCCCATTCGCGCTCGACCTTGTTCTGCCATTCGCCGGCCTGCTCCTCGCTCCAGCCCAGCGTCTCGCGCTCGACCTGCGATTTCAGCATCAGCCCGGTGCCGACCACGTTGGTCGCGGCGGTGTTGATGGCGCCGGCGGCGAGCGGCGTGTTGCGCAGCAGATCGCGCGAACGGTCGCGCAGATCCGGCAGGTCCGGCAGCAAATCGGCATCCGCGCTGCCCTGCTTCGGCCGCCAGCTCGACAGCGAGCGCTTCGAGCGCGACGCGCCGCTGTACGCGCCGGCCATCGCCAGTTGCGTGCGCGACTTCAGCCGCTGGATGCCGCGCGCCGGGTCGAACCAGGTGATGGCGCGATCGAGCAGGTTCTGCTGGCCGCCGGCGAGGCGCAGCGCTTCCGCGACGTTGCGCGGCTTGGGCGTCGTTTCCTTCATGCCGGCGTGATGCCGCGGATGCGGATGCCGCTGCGGCCGGACTCGAGCGCCTTGACCTTCGCGTCCCAGTATTCGACGTTCTTGAGGATCTCCGCGGAATCGGCGAACGACAGTTGTCGGTTGCCGATGGTGTAGCTCTGCTTCGCGGCCACCGCGGTCGAGGCCGCCAGCCAGCTCGCCAATTGCGCTTCCGCCTGCGCCAAAGTGATCCCGGCCATAACGCTCCTTGACTATCGACCCGGCCGCCGTACCCGGCGCGCGCGGACATTATTTGGTAAAGCCGGCCAGGCCTGCGCCGCGGCCTTTGTTTGTTTCTCGTCCGGCACGCCAGGTGCAGACGTCTGCACACCGCCGAACAGGTCACGCCCTTTCGGCTCAATCAGTTCCTCGAGCCTTGCCCAGTCGTGCTCTCGGGCAACGTGCACGCGCACGCGGGGGTGCATGGCCGCCGCCATGGCGTATCCATACGTGTCGAGAGCCTCATTGCGACGGCCGCTCTGCAGAATGAACTTGCGCTTGTGCGGGTCGTAAACCTCGGCCGTCACTTGCCGGTAATAGTCGTCCGGCAGCCCTTCGGAAAAATGCACCATGCGCAACGACGCATGCGGCTGCTTGCGATCGCCAGCAAGCCGGGCGAACAGGCGGTGCTTGGCGGTATCGGCGCCGAACATCCAATGGCTGGCCCCGCCCTTGATGACGCGCCCATGCCAGGTCACGTCGATCTTGGTCGGCCGGCCGATGATCTGTCGGCCGCTGGTGCTGGCTCCCTTGATCGCGAACACGCCGCGATTGGCGCGGAACCGGGTGTAGTTCAGAAAATCGTCAGCCAGGTAACCGGTATCGACCGCGGTCGACACGATGCGCATCGTCACGCCGAAGCGATTGACGAACGGCTTCGCCAGGTATTCGTCCAGCTCGCCCCAGATCTCCGGCCGCGTCGGGTCGCCCGGGATGACGTGGTAATCGATCACCCAGCACTGTTCGTTGCGGCCCCAGCCGAGGACCTGGATTTCGATGCGGTCCTTTTGCCCATCGACCCCGGCCGTCAGCACCAGGCAACCCTGCGGGATCTCGCGCAGCTTGTAACCTTCGGCGCGCGCCTTCAGTTCTTCCCAGTCGAACTTCTCGTCCGGGTCCTCATAGCAGATGCCGAGCCGCGTATTGACGAACACCTTGAGCCGCGCCGGGTCGCGCTTGACATCTTCGTAACGCTTCGCCAGCCACGCCCAGTTGCGGCCCAGGCCGATCGGGCTGTAGAGCGCATTCAGGTGAAAGCCGGCCACAGTGCGCTCCGGGAACGTCGCCCGCCATTCGCCGTTCTCCAGCATCCAGGTCTTGCGGTGCTCCTCGATCAGCGACCCGCAATGCTCGCAGGCGTAGCGTGCCTCTTCCGGCTTGTCCTCCGGATAGTGCAGGTTGTCCCACTGCAGGTGCTGTTTCTCGCCGCAGTCTGGGCATGGTACGAAGTAGCGCCGCTGATCGGATCGCTTCCATTCCTTATTGATCCTGGACAGCGACTCGATCGTCGGCGAGCTGCACTTGTAGATCTTGTGCTGCGGGAAAGTGCTGACCCGCGCTTCCGCGATGTCGACCGGGTCGCCCTCCTCCTCGATCTCCGTCGGGAAGCGGTCCACCTCATCAAGCAGCAGCTTCTTGATCGGCATCGACGACAGGCCGGCCGCCGAGTTGGCGCCGGTGATCATCAGGATGCCGCCCTCGAATTCCTTCGAGGACGTGGTGTTGCCGCTGTCGCGCGAGCGCGCCGGCTGCACTTTGGCGCGCAGCCGCGGGGAATCCGCGATGGTCGGCGCCAGGCGCTGCTTGGACCAGCGGTCGCCCACGTCGACCGTCGGCAGAACCACTAACATCGAACTGGGCGCATGGTCCATCGTATAGCCGACCCAGTTCAGGCCGACTTCCGACTTCACCATCTGCACCGCGCACATCATGATCACTTCGCGCGCGGGGTGATGGTCCGACAGGCAGTCCATCGGCTCCCGCGCGTAAGGCGTGCGCGAGGTGCGCCAGGGCCCCGGTTCGCTCGACGCCTTTTGCGGCAGCATCCGGTGACGGTCCGCCCACTCAGACACCGTAATCAGTTCCGGCGGCGTCCAGCCGGCGCGCCAGCCCTCCGCCCAGGCAAGCAAAGCCCGCTCGGTCAATGCACCCACGGGCAGCCTTACTTGCCGATCAATTCGGCAATGGCCGCATCGCTGGCCCGGATGATCTCGTCGCAGACCGCACGCAGCTCACGGTCCCAGATCTCCGAGCGCTTCGCCGCGTCCGTTTCCACCATCAGCAGTGGATCGATCCGGAAGCGCATGTTCATGATCGCGCTCATTGCCGGCCGGCTGGTGTTGAACGAGGCCTTGCGGACCGCCTCCGCATCGCAGACCAACCCTTCCTTTTCCTCGCGCTCAATGCGCAGCAGCGTCGCGCGTTCCGTCTCGGCCGCCGCGCGGGCCTTCTGCAGCGTCTGGTAAGACGTGTCGTTCGGATCGATGCGCGGCCCGTACTCTTCGCCACCAGTTCCGCTCGCCACCTGGCTGCCATGCACGCCCTTGTGCTGGCGCTCGCGCTGATGGCGCATGCGCACGCCGTCCTTGTACGGATCGGCGGCCGCAGCCAGGCGATGCTCGGAGGCCTCCACGTCGACCAGTCCCGCGGCCGTGAGCACGATCTTGTTGGCCTCGGCATACCGGGTAACGGTCGAACGGTTCCAGCCCTTCAAGCGCGCGAACTCTGCCTTCGTGACTTCCATAGGCGCTCTCTGTTGCTGGCGTAAGCCTCTGATGGTCAATCGAAGCGGTTGCGTAATATGTTGCAGGGATGGGACTACCTGTTGCCTAACCTGCAACCCCTATCGCTAGACGAATATCGCGCTCTTTCGATG